TGAGATAGTTTTTGACATAGCTTCCATGTTCTTTAACAGCTGTTCATACCTCTCTTGACACACAGCTTCATGCCTAGAAAACTCTAGCTTAGATTGTTGTGTACGTTCATGTAGGGTGTCAATATTTTCATTAATGTCCATTGTTCTACTCCGCATACTCTACCATATTAGAGTACCAAATAGCAATAGTGTAGCGGTTACCTACTTCTATAGGTAGGACTTGATGAGTGTGTTCAAGACTGGCTTTAAACCCTACGAACATGCCTTTCTTTGGTTTTACTCTGTAGTTTAGATTTACAAAATATATATCGCCACCTTTAAATGAATCATTAAGATAAAATATACCAGAATATGATCTAAATCTAGTGGGATGCTTTGTTTTTTTAATTTCTTCGTCTACATCTGGTTGCCAACAATTATCAGCATGGGGAGACATATCTTGTCCCTGTCTCCAGATTGTAAGCTCTGTGTTTTCTGGAAAACAATGATCTTGATAAAAGGTGTTTATCTCACGTTGTCCTAAAAACCTAGAATAGTTTAGTACCGATGAAACAGTAGTATAAGGAGTTTCAGTTGCTCCACGTATATTTTTATAAGCTACTGTCCTATCTTTAAACGCCTCAATTCTTTGAAAAGGATTCACAAAAGCTTGAGGATATTTTTCACAAAACTTTGATAGAAAATCACAACTTTCTTCTGGAAGTGCATTCTCTACTACTACAAGGTCATTCATCTGGTCGTTTTATTCCAGGAATGACTTCTTCTTCGTCTATAACCAGCTCTTCTCTAGCTTCCTCTTCTCGTCTCACATTTAAGTCTTCAATAAAATCAGATCTTGATTGGTCGAAAAGAAATATGCCTAAAAGTGATATTTCATATCTTTGTTTATCTGCGGTTATAAAGTACCGCATTGGATGATCATCTACATAACCATCTTCTACCAAGTTTGTTAATTTGTGGAATCTTAGTTGTCCCGGTAACTTATACCGGACTGAATATGTTTTCATTCTTACCCTCTTAATTAAGTTTTAATAATAAATTTCACTGCCACACCTGGATGAGTAACCGTTAGTGCTGGCACTGAATGAGTGTGTCCGTTAACTGTAAGAGAGGGGATAGTTAGTGCTGGAACACTTAATCCTGGGATTGATAACCCAGGAACTGAGTGAGTGTGCGAGTTAACTGTCATAGCTGGAATTGATAGTGCAGGAACAGTATGAGTATGTGAGTTAACTGTTAGAGACGGAATTGAGTGTGCGTGTGCATTAACTGTTAATGCAGGAATAGCATGAGTATGGTTTCCTACGTTAGCTACTGCTGTAACAGATGCAATGGCTCCTGTAACGTCTTTATCTGTAGTTGAGTTAGTATTAGCTGTAGTTACACCGTGTCCGTGTGAACCGCCTGACCCTGTATTAGAGGCAACAGTTGTTGCACCTGCGTTTCCAGTATTGGCAGCAACTGTGGAAGCTCCTGAACCTCCAGAAGTTCCTGTTCCTGTATTATAGGTAGAAGATGGAATACTTGGAGCGGTACCGCCCGATGTTGCGGTGCCAGTAGTACCAGTACCTGTTGTGCCGGTGCCTGTATTATTGGCTACAGTTGAAGCCCCACTTGATCCTGATGTTCCGGTTCCAGTGGAGTTCTGACCACTTGCATTAACTTCTCCAGCTGTCTTAGAACCAAGAGTAAAGGTTGAAGCACCATATGGGGCTCTATCTCTAAAGTCAGGAACGTTGAAGGTCGTAGACCCGTCGCCCGCACCGTATGTAGTGCTAATAACAGCAAAAAGTGCTGCGTATGTGCTACGAGAAATAGCCGCACCTTCACAGAGATAATAACCTCCAGGTGCAGCGGCTGCACCATACATGATGATAGAACCAGGAGGAATTAAGCTATTACCACCTTCTTGAAGTTTACCATTTACAGTTAAACCAGTCGTAGATAGCTCCATGTAGTCACTGCTACCAGCATCTGCGTACGTACCAATATACCAACGATGGAGGAACCCACTACGATAATATAGAGTACTACCTTCAATACCAAGAGCATATCCTCCAGCAACGGTACCATTGTAAAGCAGAATATGACCATCAGTTGTTGTGCGGTTTGCGAAGAGTAAATCGTCGTTGAGTGTTAAAACACCAGTTGCTGTGTCAGCAGCATCACTTCTCAGGAAACTTGCTGCTTGAATACCGTCAACTGTATCAGCATCTAGACCAGAACCAGAACCATCTACTGTCTTAATAGCTGTTAGGATTTCAGAGGCAGTTTGATCCGCTGTAGCACCAGACTCAATACCGTCTAACTTAGTACCGTCTGTAGCAACATCACGACCGTCTACTGTACCGGTTACTGCAATATTACCAGTGATAGTAACACCAGCAGAATCGGTTTCAAACTTCTTTGAATTATCATAGAAAAGGTTAACCGTACCATCACTAACAAATTGAGCCTTAAACTCTGTACCTGCTGCATTAAGAATATTAACATTGCCATCGGCTAGTAAATTTAAGTTACCTGTTCCCACATCTTTAATATAACTATTTGATCCATCATGGTAAATCTCTAAATCGCTATCAGTACCAAATTTAACCTTGACGCTATCATTATATAAGACATCACCTGTCATCGTGCTACCAGCAGTAGCTAGTTTGCCGTCTAACTGTGTTTGAATTGCCGAAGTAACACCATCAACATAGTTTAGTTCTGTAGCTGTTGATGTTACAGCAGTTCCACCAATTTTTAAAGTAGTCGCATCTACAGTAGAAGAAACAACTTCCCCACCAACATTTACGTTACCAGTAGAAGTTCCATTGCCGACGGTAACAGTAGCATTAGAGGCTACTTCAAACTTGTTTGTGGCATCTATACCAAGACCACCTAAAAATGGATCAACACGGGTTACCATTATTTCTTAACCTTCCTTCTTGGCGATGCGCCTGTGGCTACATTTACAGGGGTGCCAGTTCCTTGTCCTTTTTTGCCTGCTCCAGCTTTTCTTTGTGCCTCTTGCTTACGACGAACAAAAGAAGCAATTCCAGATTTTCCAAGCTTACGAGCTTTTTCTCGCGAAAGACATGCAGCATAAGGATCGCCTTCTTGACCCTCGCCACATTTTCCAATGCGTTTTCCTTGAGAGTTATAACGATCCCAACCACCTCCACCGATTCCTCCGGTTTTACCAGTTCCAAACCATGCTTTAAGTCCTCCGCGAGGTTTTGCCATTTAGCTCTCCAGTGATGATTTTAACTTAGAAATGAATACTGATTTAGCTGCGTCAAGTTGGTCAAAACGCATTTTTAAGTTATCTTGCTGAATACCAATATCTCTAAGTTGTGCAACACATTTTAGTTGGTCTTCATTAAAGTCTACTAAATCATATTCCTTATCATCTATAAAAATTGTATTTTTTTTATTTTGAATTTCTTCAGTCATAGTTCCCCTCTATCTTTCTTACGCCCAAGGCGCTATTTTATTTACTCTGGCTGGATTTTTTTGAGCATTAATTTGAGCATCAATAGAAGCTTTTAATCGAGCCTCTGCTTCAGTAGTAGTCTCTTCTCCTTCAACAAGGTTAGAGAGAGTCCAGCCTTTAACTGTCTCTTCAGTGAGACTAGCAAATGCTGTAAATGATCCAGCATCTGCATCTCCTGTTGTAATAGAACCGTAAATAGTTCCAGTTACAGGAGATTCATCATCAGTTTCACCAGATAGTCTCCAGTGAATTGTTTTTACTACGTCAGTTAAATCACCTTCTGTAGGTGCGGCTTCTAAAGGTCCAAAAGACCATGTATATGTTGTAGCCATTTTTTACTATTTCCTTTTTGGGTTTGGGATTACTTGATTCTTAAAAGGTGTCTTTGCAGCACACCATTCATCATGCCCCATATAACCTGGTTTTTTTCCTGCAGGCTTAGTAACCATTCTACCGAGGGGGGTGTAGAATTCGCACCAATCTTGTTTATCTTTATAGCGTTGATCAGAAGATGCCTGTTCCCAAGCACCTTCTGAACGAGATTTTTTATCACGATAGCGATAACGAAGTGTCGCCATTACTTCTTCTTCTTTTTAGCTAGAATCGCTTTCTGAAGTGCGGGAGGAAGTTTCTTTTGAGCAGCACTGAGACCGCCAGAGTCTTTCTTACCATTCTTCTTCATTGGTTTCTTTTTTGAATGCATTGCCATTTTATTTCTTTCCTTTTGTAGTAGAAGTACGATATTTACCGCCACGTTTTTTATATTCACGTACTAACCAGCTGTTAGCATATGCAGAAGGATAAACCTTAAACTTGGATTTAGCCTCTGCTTTAACTCGGTTGTATAATGCTTTGTTGGTTGGAATTGCTTTTTGTGCCATAGTCTTTATACTTTACCTTATATTTTTGTAGGAGTCAAATTAAAATTTAAAATATTATGTTTTAATAATAAACTTCACCGCGGTGGCTGGATAAGTAACTACATGAGAGTGAGCTGCATGTGCACTAACGCCTGTAACAGCAGTAATAGCAGAGGTAACGTCTTTATCTGTTGTAGAGTTAGTTGCTGCTGTAGTAACAGTATGAGATGTAGGTCCGCCAGAGGCTGTCGCTGCTTGCGCACTTCCATTAATTTCGTTAGTGGTCTTAGACCCGAGAGTATAGGTTGATGCGCCATAAGGAGCACGATCTCTAAAGTCAGGTACATTGAATGTGGTAGAACCATTTCCTGTACCATAGGTAGTGCCGATTGCTGAGAATAGAGCGGCATAGGTTGTTCTTGAAATAGCGCCCCCTTCGCATAAATACCAGCCCGAAGGGGCTGCAGCTGCACCATACATACCGATAAAGCCAGCAGGAATTAAATCGTTACCACCTTCTTGTAGTTTACCAGTAGTATTAATATCGCCAACAACGTCCAATTCAGCCCCTGGCGAAGCCGTCCCAATACCGACGTTGCCAGTACCATTGGTCATAATTATGTTGCCACTATTCTGGTTATTAAGATATAAGTTACCAGAAGTAGAGTTTATCCAGAGATTATTATCACCGTGTATGTGAGGAT